CATAAGCATTTTAGTCTGTTGCTTATTTTTGTAAATGTGTGAGCCCGCAGAAACGGCTAACTTAATTGCCGATAACCACATGTTAGTACCAGGTAGCTTTTACAGGTTTCTTATCAGCTCTCATTCTTCTAGTACCTTTTACAGTAATAGTTTGAGATTCAGTTGGATTAGGTACTTCTTTAGAAATATTAATACCACCAGTTTGATAGCCGTCTTTACCAACGCCCAATTCTTTAGTGATTTTAGGTTCTTTAACGTATCCAGATCCTTTTTGCCAGTCTTTGTCCATAATTTTCTCCTTAATGATTTATTATAACTAATTTTTCTTAAAGTTTCTACCAAAATCGTTTCTTTTACTCTTATCAGCCATTTGTTGTCTCTCTAAAGCGGCTTCACTAGACATAACTTGTTTGGTAAGCGAAGTTTCAGCTCTTAATTCAGCTAAATCTTCGTTTTGGTCTTGTTTCTCTGCAAACTGTGATTGATTTTGCATAGCCTTCATAGTATCTAAGCTAATTCTACTCTCATCAAATGATTTTCTTGCATCATTCTGTCTAGCTTTAATATCTAGTTCTCTAGCTTTTAATTTAAGTAGAGGATCACCACCTAATTCACTGATAATCTTTTCTTCCTCAGACATATAATCTTTTACCATCTCTGCAATCAAAATAGCTTTTCTTGCATTAACAGTATTAGTTAATTGAGTCACTTCTTGAATCAATTGTTGGTTCTGAGGTTGTTGTTGTAACATTTGTTGCATCTGTTGTGCTTTTTGTAGTTCTTCTCTGAACTCCATTTGAATTTGTTCTTGTGCCATTAAAGATATTCTCTCCAGAATGTTTTTTTGTAATGCACCCATAACTGCAGGACTATTTTGTATCATAGTCGATTGCATAAAGTTCAAGTGAGAATCAATGTGTGCTTTATGGTCTTGACCTGGAAATGCTTGAAAAGGTTTCATACCCATTGCAGCAATTTCTTCTAGTGCTGGATCCATTGGCGTTGGTTGTAATGGAGCCGGTAAAATTGCATTGATGTTTTTTACACCAATGGCTTCATACATAGATCTATACGCTTGGTATAGATCATGCATTTGAGGATTCGATTGTGCTAACTGTAATTGAGTTTGCGACATAGAAATTCTTTGTGTTTGAGAAAAAATATTAGGATCAGCTACAGGCAGAATATCTATTTGGTCATCAAAATCTTTTACCTTAATACTTCTAGTAGCCCCTGGAACATCGTAAGGATATTCTGATGGTAAATAAGTTTTAAATACTTCTGCTAATAATTTAAACTCATGTTTAAGACCTACGTATAATCTTTTATGAATTGCTGACATAACCCGCGATCCACGTTCCAATAACGCCACAGTAGTACCCACGGCTGCTTGTTGATTCATATCGCCCACTTGTGCATCAGCGATGCTCGCGAATCGTTGACCTGCTTGAACCACTACTCCCATTAATGATAATAATGTTTGGTCTGGTCCTTTGAATGGTAATTGCATAAACGAATCTTTGATGTTGCCTCCCGGAGCGTCGACATCTCTGAACTCACCAGGTTGTAAAGGTTGTGCATCATCTCTAATTCTTATTCCTCTAGTTTTAAAACCAGCGGGTAAATTTGCTAAAGTTCCTGCATCTAATAATTGTCTTAGTGCTGCTGTTGCAGTTCTAGTTAAACCACCAATCATATGAATTAAACCAAAACCATAAAAACCTGTACCTGGTAAAAATTTAAATTGTACAAAGTATTTTATCTTTTCTTTAGTTGGGTCTGTTTCTGAATAGTTTCTTCTAATGGATAAAATTTTATTAGTAGATTCTAATATAGTAACAATATAAGGAAGTTTAATTCCTGTTGGCTCACCATCTTCTCCTATATCTTCAAAACCTTCTAAATCTAAATCAACGTGCATTTCTAAAATGTTAAATTGATCTTGATTACTATTTTTAGCAATTCCTTCTAATCTTAATTCAGCATCCTTAAGTTGATTTTCAACAACAGGGGGTTCTCCTATATCCATTTCTTTATAGAAACCAGCCACCATTTGTTTTCTAATTTCATTTTCAGACATTCTAATAACATGTATAATTGCTTCTGCATCTTCTAATGAGTTTGCAGAATAAGGTACAATTAAATCATCTGCTTGTACAAATTTTGATACAGCTCTACCTAATAAAGCATCGTAGTAAACTTTTTTGAAAGTTGAACCAGACAAAGGTAAATAGAAAAGCATCTGATCAAATTCAGGTTCATACTCTTGCATCTTCTCCATGATTTGATAATTCATGAAATCTTTTACTCTATGTGCTTGATCTTGTTTTTCGTTTGTAATATCGCCTAAGATTTGTGAACGAACTGGACCATCTGAAGGTAATAATTCTTTATAAGCTTGAGCTTGAAATTGTGTAACCGCTTCAGCAAGAACTGGGTGATTAACACCTGAAGCTCCTCTAAAAGGTTCTGTACGTCTTTCATATTTAAAACCTAAAAGACTTAGGCCTTCTCTATAACTATCTTCCCATTCACCACGAGATTCTTTGTATTCTGTAAATTGATCAAAAAGAGTTGAACCAAGTTCATCTGAATATTGATCGTCTATAATTTCTGCTAAATTAGAAAAATGACCTTCTGATTGTAATCCTTCTTTTGCATTGGGATCAAAATTAATTTCTGCTCCACCTTCTTCGTCCATAGTAACTTCTACATCTTCTGAGGATGTATCTAATTCTTCATTTTGAACATCTACTTCTTGTTCTACAAAAGCTTCGTCACTAATAGTTTCTTTGGGTAATGTATCGTCTATTTCAGCCATTTCTCTTTCCTGTTAGTTATTTCACACCTTTTGGTCGAATGAACTTATACCGTAGTTATTTCCGAATGTAAAGCCTGACGACTTTTTAGTTCTTTTGGCTCTTCTCTCAGCTTCTTCTGCTTCTCTTTGTTTTTTAACTCTTTCTCTAACCATTTCATTATTCACAGATTCTAGTCCATTTTTAGAGGGTTGAGAAAAATCTGAATCCAGCATAGATTCATCTTCTGCTATTTGCTGATTCATAATTGATTGTCTTTCAACTGGAGACATTTTTAAAAGATCTTGAGCTTCTCCAACCATTCCATCTAAAAATACAGGATATCCTAACATCTCTTGCCAAGTTTTTCCTTCTTTATGCATTCTGTTAATCTCATATGCTGTTAAAGGTATCGCTGCTACTCCCAATGCCTTACCTCCTACTTTAGCAATGTTTTTTGCAACACCTGCTACTTTAGCAAGTTTACCAGTTCCTAAACTCATTTTACTATAATCAACTTTGCCTATATTTTTAATATCACTACCAATACTTTTAAGTGAATCCTTTACAGTAGACAATGTTCCTTTAAATCCATCTTCTATCGCAGCTAGTCCTGAATTAAGTTGAAGTCCTTTAGCCTGTGTTCCTACTCTTTCTACAGCACTTAATCCTGATAAATCCGCACCAATATAAATTGGTTTTCCACCTTGATTATTAATTTTTATTCTTAGATTGTTATTAGTTAAAAACTCTTTCGCCTTAACTACTCTTGAGTCTTTAAAATCTTTGTAGTTGTCTAGATTATTTAACCATGTATTTAAAGGTCTCATAATTTTAGCATTTGCTCTATTAGTCATTAAAGATAAGTTGGTAGAAAAGTTAGTATTTTTTGCACCTGCTGCCATAGGTGACGTATGTTCAAAACTAAACATACCACTTTTAATTATAGTTTTAATTTTTTTATTGCTTATTTTTTCTACACCAAACTCTCCCGTTTTAGAACTAAAAGTAGCTTCAAGTTGATTAATTATGTTTGGTCTATCTCTAACAAATTTGATAGCGGCTTTGGGATCACTTTTAAGCAATTGTCTTAATTTATTATTTTGTTGGGTTACATTTTTTACTTTTAATTTATTATTTAATTCGATTGTTTCTCTACCTGCGTTTGCGTTGCCTTTTTTGTCTAGATTAATTCTTTTAATATTGGCATCTGTTTTTGCATTTGGTTTTTTAATAACTTTACTAGGCCCTAGATTTTTTAATTTACTTTGGTATTTATCTAATTCTTTTCTAGTAACATATGTTTTACCTTTTTTACCATTTGCAGATTTATTCTCATCTACATGATTATATTCACTACGACCTTCTAAATCTTTTGCATTCATACGATAAGACTTTTCACCTTTGCTAATTTTAGGTAATTCATCTACAATTTTTTGTACTTCTTCTAAAGTTCTAATAGGTCCATGTTGATTAGTAGTTGCTATTGCAGGTTTAATTAAATTTAAATTACTGTTAGCATATTTTAGATAGTCTCCAATAAGTGTTGAGTTTATTTTTCCTGCAATACCTGGAAATAAAAGTTTAAGTTGGGTAGTTATATTTCCTGCCCCTAAACCCTCGCTTAAATATAATTGTTTAATTTTTGATTCTATTCCTAATGATTTAACATTTTCATAAGCAGTTGTTCCAGAGTAACTTCCTGGTCCATCCACGAATCCACGCTTCGCGGTTGTAATACCGCCGTCCGCATAACCTTGTTTCATAGCTTCTTTAACAGCTTCACCAAATTCATAACCATCTTCCATTAACTCAATTACTTTCTTAGTTAATTCTGGTTGTTCATACTCGGATGTAGAACCGCCGTCCGCGAATCTTTTTTTGAAAAGGACATTACCACCATCTTTACCTATTTCTACTTCGAACATTTTATCTTCGTCATAGTAGCCACCACCAAGTTTTACTTTACCATTGTTTGTGAATCTATAACCACCTTGAAATTTGCCTTCTTCTTTTGCTTTCTTTAAATTCTTGCCGAAGTTTTTTAATAGATCTGTGAATAGCTCTTCAGCCATTACTTACCCCGTAGACTTACAAGGCCACCTTTGAAATAGCTTCCTCTTACAAAACCGCCTTTAGCCCATCCCCAACCACCGTCAGTTCTACCTGAACCTCCAGCTTTTTGACCACCAGATTGAGCTTGTTGTGAACCACCACCTGATTTAGAAGCATTGAATCCTCCACCAGCAATTCCACCTCCACCACCTTGAGTAGTTGTAGAAGATAAACCAGCTAGATTAGACTTAGCTTGTCTTTCTTGTTCTAATTTAGCTAACTCTATTCTGTTAGCTCTATCAACAGCCTCTTGAATTTTTTTTTGTTTTGCAACATCTTGTCTATCAAAAAAAGATTTATATAAAGCTGGATTTTTTATTAAAGATTTATAACTTACTTTATCAAATAAACCTGCGTACTTAGGATCTTTTTTATCTAATCCAAAAGCTTTTTCTATTAATCCCATTACTCCAAAACTTCCTATTCCTAAATTTTGAATGTTAAGACCATCCATGTCTTGATACAAACCTGATCCAAGATTTTTATAACCAGTTACAGTTTCACCATCTATATTAAATTCTTTAGCAGTATCCATATCTAAATTACCAAAAGCACCGCCACCTTTTGGACCATCCCCACCTTGATTTTGAAATTGATTTATGTTTGCATTTATAATTCCTTGACTAGCGTTAGTTGTAGGTGTCGTAGGTGTCGTAGGTGTCGTAGGTGTCGTAGGTGTCGTAGGTGTAGAACCTTGACCAAACAAATCTAAATACTGTGGTAAAGTATACTGATCTTGTAAAGTTGGGTTTTGATTATATACGTTTGTTAAATTGTTTACGTTCATTAATAATACTCTCTAATTGGGCTAGGAATGCTATCTTCTTTTTCGTCTTCAGGGTGAGTTATAAATC